GCGATGTCAACCACGAGACGAAGACGGACAGGACGCGCACGAAAGACGACCGCACATTCATGCTCATCGAGTGTTGGGTGCGCGAGTACGACCCAGAGACCATGCGGCACAAGGTGCATTTTGCGAAGGTCGCAGGGCATCAGCTCCTCGAACTGTCTACGGAGCATTACCCGGACGGCTATTACGCGCACGGCATGTACCCGTTCAAAGTCACGTCGCTGTACCCGCAGCGCGGCACCGAGCTCGGCATCGGCTTGGTCGATATGTTCAAAGACCCGCAGCGGTATTCAGACAAGGCATTGCAGATCATCCTTGCGAACCTCTACCGCGCCGCAAAGCCGCGCATTTTGATCGACAAGAACTACCTCGACGACGAGAGCGACGCGGCGGACTTCTCGAAAGAGATTATCTACATGAAAGGCAATCTTGCGGGCGCCTACGCTTGGCAGCAGCCGCAACCCCTCCCGAATACGGCGTTTACATCTGTCGATTTCTTGACCGGCACGATCAAGAACGAATCCGGTACAAACGACCAGTCACGCGGACAGACCGGCGCAGGCGTAACGGCTGCGTCCGCGATCACCGCCTTGCAGGAAATGTCTACAAAGCGTAGTCGGATGGGCGCACAACGTTTGCACCATTCGTTCCGGGAAGCGGTCGTTATGCTGCTCGACGTGCTTCGCGAAAAGCACATCGTCCCGCGCACGGTCGAGATCACCGTGGACGGTACGCCGGAAACGGTGCGATTCGACCGCAAGTGGTTCGCCGAGCAAATGCAGGACAGCGACGGTTCGCCGATTGTGCCGTTCGTTACGGTCAAGTCTGCACGACAGACACGCTACTCGAAGATGATGCACAACGAGCTTGTCATTCAGATGATGCAGGCGACGCAGGGCACAACCGATCCTGTGCTTATGTTCGAGGCGTTCGAGTACGACGAGAAGGAAAATATTCTCGACACAATCCGTCGGGCACAGAAGGGCGGTATGCTCAATCTCCAAAAGCAGAATGCGGAAATGGCGCAGACGATTCAACAGCTTTCCGAGGAGAACGCGCAGTACAAGCAGGCCATGGCAAGCGCCGAGGCGAACATGCAGCAGATGGCAGCGCAGCGGGCATCGAACGCACAGCGGCAGATGCAGGAGCAGCAGGAAGCACAGGCACAGGGCTTGCAGGGCATCGAAGCCGAAAACATGATGTAATCTTGGTGCCGCCGACCATAACGGGCGTAAAACAAGGAGCGATACATGGAAAATACGGTTGTAGAAACGAACGCACCCGAAACCGTCGTAGACGATGCACAGGCGGTCAACGCGCCTGCTGCGGGTGGTGAAGGACAGATCGAGGTCAACGCATCGGACTTTCTCGAAAACGAACCGGCAGAAAAGGTCGTAAACACGGGCGCCGACAACCCGCTGCCGAAAGTGGAGAACCAAAAGGACTTCAATGAAGCCTTGCGCTCCCGTCTCTCACAGGAGAATACGAAGGGGTACAACAGAGGCAAAAGCGAGGTCGAGAACTCGCCCGAAATGCAGTATATCCGCGCCGTCATCGAAGACCGCGCACGGGAAAAAGGCATTACGCGGGAACAGGCGTTGCGTGAACTGAACGACGAGCGTATCAATGCGCGAGCGCAGCAGTACGCCAAAGACCCGGCATCGTGGTACAGAGATCAGATGCTCGGACAGCAAAATACCCAAGCACAAGCTAACACCCCTGCGGGGATGCTTCCGGTCGAAGAAATTGCACGGCAGATGGCAGACGCCATGCGTTCCAACGCATTGCCGGAGGGCTTCGACCCGCACAACCCCGGCAACGACTTTTTCGAGGCGGCAGGACAGTACGGCGTAAAGGCCGCGCTGCGGATATGGAAAGCCGAACACGCTTCGGAGGTACAGGCACAGACGGACGCGCGACAGATCGCAACGGAGATCGAGCGCCGCCGGAACGCGCCCAAGCCCATGTCGCCGTCGTCCGCGAATCCTTCTGTTCCGCGTGAGGTCGATTATATGTCGATGTCCACGGAACAGTTCAAGAAATTCGAGGAACAGCTTCGGAAAGCCGACAGGGAGGGAAAGCGAGTGCGCCTATAAAATTCAAATTCAAAGGAGAATACAACCATGGCAGGTACTCAGACTACTATCAATACGCAGCCGACCGCAACGTATCTGAACAAGACGTTTTACGACAAGAAGCTGCTTGAAACCGCAAAGACCCAGTTCGTGTTTGCGAACTACGGCCAGAAGCGCCCGATCCCGCGCAACAACGGCAAGATCGTAGAGTTCCGTCGTTGGAACCTTTTCACGCCGTCCACCGTCACCAATAAGCTGACCGAAGGCGTCACGCCGGACGCGCAGGCGCTGTCGCAGAGCAAGGTCGAGGCGACCGTCGCACAGTATGGCGCATACGTCGTCCTGTCCGACCTGCTCGATCTGACCGCATACGATCCGGTCGTTTCCGACACCGCCGAACTGCTCGGCGAGCAGATGGGCACGCTTCTCGACTGGATCACTCGCGACGCGATGTGCGCGGATGCGTCCGATCAGTTCGCAGGCGGCAAGACGAGCGCCGCTGCGCTTGCTGCAACCGACAAGCTCACCATCACCGAAGTCCGCAAGGCCGTCCGCACCTTGAAGAAGAACAAGGCTCGTAAGTTCGGCAACGGCAGAGCACCGCATTTCATCTGCATCTGCGATCCGGACGCGACCTTCGATCTCCAGAACGACGAGAACTGGAAGGACGTTTCCAAGTATCAGAACGCGGAAGCGATCTATTCCGGCGAAATCGGCAGAATGTTCGGCGTCGTGTTCGTCGAATCCACCGAGGGTCTTGTCGATCTCAAATCCGCTACCTCTCCCGTCAACTCGAACGTTGATGTGCACCACACGCTGATCTTCGGCGCGGATGCCTACGGCACGATTGACATTGACGGCAGCGGCTCCGTCGAGACCATCATCAAGCCCGCCGGTTCTTCCGGTACCGCCGATCCGCTCAATCAGCGTTCCACCGTCGGCGCCAAGATCATGGCGTACACCGCCAAGGTTCTTAACCCGCTGTGGATCATCGACGTGCAGCACGCGGTTTCCGCGTAAGCAGTCATATAGGGGAGGGCAAAACGCCCTCCCCTTCCATATAGCCAAATAGAGGAGGAATACGAAAATGGCAGCACCGAAAAAGAACGACAAGCCCACCAAGGCGACAGCACCAGTTGTACCCGAAGTCACCGAAACGGAAACGGAAGTAACCGAGACCGCAGAAGCCATCGGCGCGAAGATCGAGAAGGAAACGCGCGAACGTATCGCCAAGGACGAGATGGTGACGATGATGTTCCCGAAAGACCCGGCGTTGCAGGACAACGACCAGTTCTTTGTACATTGCATCAACGGCGTCATCTATCGCTATAAGCGTGGCGAGTATGTACAGGTTCCCAAAACCATTGCGGACACCGTGGAGCGCAAGGCGCGTATGCGTAACGAAGCCGTGCAGCGCATCAGTGCGTTCCTCGGCGACGGTAAGAATCTGAGCGAATAACGGGAGGCGGGCATGAACCTAAACGAGATCATCCAAGATACGTTGTCGATCTTACGGCTTGGCACGGAATCATCGTCCAACGATGTGTACCGTCGTGAGTTTACGCGGTCTGCCAACGAAGCGATTGCCATTATCTCGCGGCGGTTCAAGCAGACCCGCACCGATACGGTGTCTCTCGACGACGAGTATGTATTCCGGCTGATCGACCTTGACCGTGTGTGCTACCGCGTAGAACGTGTTACGAGCGAGGACGGTCACGTGTTTATCCCATGGGAGCAGACGGACAGGGGCACAGGAGAAATCCGCTGCCTCGTCGGCACGTTCGAGGGCATCCACACCGTCAAGGTTACGTACCTATTCCGACCGGCGCGGCTCGTCAATCTTGAAGACGTACCGGAGCTGCCGGAGTTCGCACACGATCTTATCCCGGTTTACGTTGCCGCGCAGCATCGTTTCTCACAAGACGGCGACGTGGCGGGCATGGGCAATTATCAGCAGCAGACGTTCGAGCGAATGCTGAACGATCTTGCGCTCGAATACTACGGCGACCCGAAAGCCTACAAACTGAAAGGATTTAACGAGCATTTGCTATGAGCCAAGTTCAGAAAATCCCGGAGTTTTACGGGATTCAGCAACAAAAGGACGGAACGCTTTTGCCAATCAGCACGGCGCGATATTCCGAGAATATGGAAACAAGCGACGGCTGCCTGACGGTTGCAGAAGCGTTCCGCACCGTTGTGAACCATCCCGTTACAGAGACGGACGAGGTGTGGCGGGCGCTGTTCGCGTTCGAGCGTTCGACCGGCGACGACATTCTGATCGCCTGCTCGAATCGCAAGATCGTTTTTTGTACAACGGACTATTCCGCGCCCGTGTCGTGGATGGAACTCGTTTCGGCAGACACTACGCCGGGGTACGCTCCGGCTGACCGCGATACCGCGTTCGACGCGCAGCTTGCAAGGATTGGCAACACCGATTACATCTTAATCGCCACCGGCGGCACGCAGATCATCAAGGCACCGATTGACGAGCTCGTCGCGCATAACCCGTCGTGGGAATGGTACGGCTCGGATGTGTACTACCTTCCGCAGCCCATCGAGATCACCACTGTCGATACGACCGACATTGCCAAGGCTGTCATATCAGTAAGCGGCGATATGCTTTCACAGACGACGCACCCAGTCGAACGCCTGCGGGCACTCGTGTACGGCGTCTACATCATGGAGGACGGCGAGGTCAAGTATCTCCTGTACCCAAACCTTGTAGACAGTATCGCAGACGACGGCAGTACGATCACGCTTGACTTGACAGGCTGCACGGTTGCAACGAGCAACACGATCCAGCTTCGCGGCGGCGTGTCCAATAAAATGGTGAGCTCGCTCGAACTGTATCACGACCGTCTGTGGAGCGCAGGCGAACCCGAACACGTGTCACGGCTCTACTGGTCGTGCGCAGCAGGCGAAGGCCGCACCATCGAGGACTGGGTTTCGGACGATTACGACGAAGACGCCTCCGGCGGGCACGTCGATGTCGGCACAGCCGACGGCGACAAGATTGTCGCACTGAAAGCAATGCCAGACTGTCTGCTGATCTTCAAGGTCAACAGCATTTGGCGCTTGTATGGCAATCGCCCGTCCAACTATACGCTCGAACGCATAACGGACGAGGTGGGCGCCTACGACGACAGCGAGATCATTACGCGATATGGCACCCCGTACTGGCTGACAAAGAACGGCATCTTTTACTGTGACGGCACGAACGCCATGTCTGCGGACAACGATGTGGACTATCTGCACGAACTCTTTTGGGAGGTCAACGGCGCAGATCGCCGAAGCGCCTGCTGTGTGCCGGCATTGCGCAAGCTGTTCTTTACCGTCCGTTCGGACAAGATCGGTCGGTTCGTTCTGACCCGCGACCTCGTAACCGGCGCATATCTTGTATTCAACGGTGCAAATATCGTCGATATAGCAACGGCGTCCGATGAAGCCTTGTTCCTTACCGCGCAGGGCGCGGTTATTGCTCGTGACGAGAATACGAGGCGGCTCACGCCTTACGGCTCCACGACCGGACTTCGCGCGATTTGGAAATCGCAGGTTATGGACTTGGGCGGCTTGCACGGCATGAAGCAGCTGACGGCTGTGTGGCTGCGTGCAACAGGCGGACGCATTCGCGTGTCCGTCCGCACAAACATCGGCGTGAACATCTTCGACCTCGTACCGGACGAAGCGCAGACGGACGTGTTCCGCCTGCCTATTGCTATGTCCGAGGCGCGGTACGTGCAGATCACGGTTGAGAACGTGAACGGCAGCCGGTTCCGCATCGAGGGCGGTATTACGCTTGTCTATACAGCAAAGTACGAAGCATAAGGAGGCAGGCACATGAAAACCCCACCTATGCAGCCCGTTCGGCTCGGTCACACCTCGAACGAGCAGAAAACCCGCTTTGAGCAGACGAACGAGGATCGTTTGAATGAAAACTTTCGGCGTTTGTACGAAGCGATTGACGCTTTGCAGGCAGAGATCGAACGCCTGCGGAACGGAGAATAAACATGGCAAAAATCTATACCTTGCACCCGATAGCACTTGTTGCGGGCTTCGGCAAATCAAACAGCTACTTGTCGAACGTCTGGAACAATCTGTTTTATCGGACAGACGGTTTATATGCGGGCGAGACAGGCGACCGTGTGGAAAGCTATTATTTCCCCGGCACGTACATTTACGACACAATGCGCTGCGTGAACTTCATGTTCGACGCGACAACGCTTGCCACGCTGCGAACAAAGAACATCACAAGCGTTAAGTTCAAGACAAAGGTGTCCGGCAAGCTGTGGGCAAGCGGCAGCGAAGGGCTGACACAGCAGCTTCGTTACAAATACGATTCGTCGGATGGCGTCGGCACCGGCTCCACGTCCGCGCATTGGTCGAGCGCGTCCGATGTCAATTCTTCCGGACAGGGCAACGCGGTTGCCGGGCGGTTCGTCTCGCCGGGTTCCGAAGCTGTTACGGTATCGAATTATGAAATCGAGTTGACGCTTCCCAACGGCGTACCAAAGTACGGATTCGTCGCAGGCCCCGCAAGCATGTCGTATAATTCCGGGCTACTCACGTTCAGCTCCAACCTCTCCGACACGACGCTTACCATCGTTACGGACGAGGTGGAGGATCGCAGCGTTATTTACAGCGCGAACGGAGGCACGGGCGTACCCGCTACGCAGACATATCCCGTCGGCGCGTCTGTCACACTGTCCACGGTGCGTCCGACACGAACCGGCCATAACTTCCTCGGATGGTCGCAGGATAGCAAGGCTACGGCGGCAAGCTACAATCCGGGCGGTACGTATACGTTCAGCGGCAATGTTACGCTGTATGCGGTGTGGGCGAAACAGACCTACACTATTTCGTTCAATGCGAACGGCGGTGTCAACCCGCCTTCCTCGCAAGCGAAAACCTATGGTGTAGACCTTACGCTGACATCGGCACAGCCGACGCGCGAGGGCTATGCGTTCCTCGGATGGGCGAAGTCGAACACCGCGAACGAACCGGATTACGCGTCCGGTGCGACCTACAACGAAAACGGCAATGCGACGCTGTACGCCGTGTGGCAGGTCGTCGTCGAGGATCACACGCTGACGTATAACGCGAACGGAGGCATAGACGCACCGGCGTCCGAAACAAAGACGTTCAGCGTGCTTGCGCCGACGGAGTTCACCGTTTCGGCTTCGCAGCCGACGCGAGCCGGGCATCAGTTCAAAGGTTGGTCGTCTGCGGCAGGCGGCACCGTCGAGTATTCCGGCGGCGAGAAAATCCCCGCATCTGCGGACAAGACCTTGTATGCCGTGTGGCAGATTGACACCTACGCTGTTACGTTCAACGCGAACGGCGGTATCAATCCTCCGGCGGCGCAGACGAAGACGTACAACATCGACCTAACGCTGGCAAGCGACGAGCCAACGCGTGACGGCTACATCTTCCAAGGATGGGCTGAATCCGCAGACGCCGACGAGGCCGACTATTCGCCGGGCGGCACGTTCACGAAGAACCAAGCGCAAGTGCTTTACGCTGTGTGGAAGATCAAGACGTACACCGTCAAGTATGACGCGGCAGGCGGCAGCGCAGCCCCGGCAGAGCAGACGAAGGTGCACGGCGAAACGCTCGTACTTTCGCCCTACATTCCCCGGCTGAAAGGCTATCGCTTCCGTGGATGGGGGCTTGCCCCGAACGCGCAGACGATAGCGTATGCTCCGGGTGACGATTACACAGCCAACGCGAACGTGACGCTTTACGCGCTGTGGCGCAGAAGTATGTACGCGGGCGTGTACGTTGTCCGTAACGGCAGAGCGATTCCGAGCGGCGTGTATGTGTAACAGGAGGTTTACATGGCAGATAACTATAAGCGATACGCTTTTACCCTTGACCTCAAAGCAAAGAGTTCCCTCGATCTCCCGAACGTCGTTTCGGGAGATACGGGGAATATCTTTCAGATCACGGTCACGAACAGCGGCGAACCGGTCGATCTTACCGGCTATCGCGTCCGTCTCGTGATCGTTTCGTCTGGCGGCGCAGGCTCACAGGACACCGAAGTCGAAGGCCACGACATCGACATGACGGAGGCCGCGAACGGATACCTTGAAATCCTCGTCCACGCAAACATGATCGGCAACGGTCTGAACGTCGGGTGCTTGGAGTTGTACCAAGGTGCGGACTATGAGAAGTTCACGACAACGCAGAACTTCAACTTTACCGCGAAACTGTCCCCATCGGAGAAAGCACCGCTTTTCCCGTCGCTCGTCCTCGCTGAAAAGACATACCAAAACATCATTGCCGCCGTGCAGGAAGCCCTCGAAAGCATTGTCTGCGTGACCGGATCGCACATTGACGAAAACGGGCATCTGATAATTGAACTCGACAACGGCACGACGCTTGACGCAGGCATGATCGGCATTGCTGCCGACAACGTGCATTACACCGAGCAGGAAAACTCGGACGCACGCAAGGCCGTCGCACGCGCGAACATCGGCGCGGCAGCGTCCGATCATGTCCACGGCAACATCACGACAGGCGGCAAGATCGCGGATCATCCGCTGCACATTGTCGAGACGGATGCAAACAGTAACATCCTTGCATGGCGGCGCATCGTCGTGAACGACGCGCACCCGTCCGAGGTCGAAGGGCTTTTAGACAACGACATCTACATTCGCCCGGACGGCGAATCCAAGGAAGTCGTTACGCGCCTGTATTACGACGACGACGGCGACCTTTGTGAAACGGAGGAATAACGCCATGTCGAAGTACGAAGAACTGTATAACGTACTGTCTGCGTTCATCCCCACCGCGATCTACATGTGGGGCGGCAAGGGTGAAATCATCCCGGACGACGACGCCCAACGCGCCAAACTCTTTGTGAAGAAGGAAACAGCCGATGCAAGCAACAGTAAAGCAGAAAATATCGCCCGCTGCGAACGGCTTTACCAGAGCCGCAAAAAGGCGGGTGTTTCTGTGGTGCAAGGATTTGACTGCTCCGGTTTGATTTACTACGGTCTGCACGCTTTAGGGCTGTTAAACACGCGATATTCAAGCCGTGGCTATTATTCCTACTGCAAGGAGAACACGGACAGAACAGGCATGACCCGAAGCGACCTTGTGCCGGGCGATCTCGTGTTCAAGCACAACAGCGAAAAGATCGTCCACGTTGCGCTGTACATCGGCAATGGGCAAGTGCTCGAAAGCGGCGGCAGAGACATCGGCGTGCATATCCGCAAGCTCGGCATTGGCGACAACCGCTACGGGCGGCTTGCGTGCATGGCTGAACCGACACCGGCACCGGCGCAGACCCCCGCACCAGTGACATACGGAACCGTGCGCGTCAAGGGCGGCAGCGTGTATGTGCGCAACAGCAACAGCAAGGCGGGCAAGATCATCAAGACAGCGCACAGAGGCGAGAAATACCAGCTGATTCTGATTGACCCCGATACGGGATGGTACAAGATTGACCTCGGCAACGGCATCGGCTATATCAGCAACCGCGCTGATTTAACGGAGGTGATCGTGAATGCCTGAGCAGGAGAAGATGTTGATGGATGAAATACTGTTAAGATTGACGCAGATCGAAACGCGGCTTTCGATCATCGAAACAAAAATGGACAATTACAAACCGCAGCTCGACGATCACGAGGCACGCATCCGGGAACTGGAAGGCAAGTCCGGCAAGAAGTGGGACGCGGTTGTGCTGTCCGTTCTTACGGCTGTTCTCGTCGGCATCGTAGGGTACGCGGTCGGCAAATTATTCTGACGGAGGCAAACAATGGCAAACATTGACGGTTATGAAATCACAACGGACAGAGACAGGCTGCTTGCAGCTATGTCGGGGCTCGTTCCCGTGTCCGAAGTCGAACCGCCCGTGACACCTCGCGATAAGCTGCTGTATCGGGTTGTGGCTGACCGCGAGCAGATCATGGAGGCGCAGGATGACCTTGACACCCGCGTGGCGGAGCTGGAAGAAAACCCGGTCGATCCCGAATCGATCAAGGAAGCCGTGTACGATTACATGGACGAGCACCCCGAAGTTACGCACCTCGGTTTTTACCGGGATGCAGACGGCGATCTTTGCGAAGAAGACTAAATTCAAAGGAGTAACACAATGGGAAAAGTAGCAAGAGATGCAACCTTGAAGGAACAAAATGCGATCCTTACCGCCATGCTGCACAAGATGGGCGGCTCGCTCACGCCGACGAGCGCGGAGGAGATCGTCGCGGCGATCCGGAACGGCACCATCGGCGTGTATATGCAGCCGGGCGATCCGCTGACCGTTGCCAAGGAAAGTGGCGTTTCCACAACCATCTTCGGCAGCATCACGGCGGCGACCGTTGACGAGGAAACGTTTATCGAAACCATCGGGCACAGCGACGCGGCGGCGTATGAGTTCGTGTTCGACGGCGCGGCGTGGACGCTGCACGGCGACGTTGTGGAGCTGTCCAATTACGGCATCACCGTGACCGGAACGCCCGCGGCCAATGATGCGGTTGTCGTGCACGTCACCGCATCGAACATCGTTTTTGAAGAGCTCGGCGAGAACTGCGACGTGCCGGTCAACCCGAACCTCAAAAACAGCCTGTCGCTGCTCACGCGAGACGTGCAGACCTACGGCAGTATCGCACGCTGTGCACCGCAGGCGCTCGTGTCCGTGCAGGAAGCCATCCCGTCCGGCGCGACCGCATACGTGATCGGCGATCATTGCTGCTACGACGGCACGACCAAACAGGACGGCAATTTCGGCTTTGTCGCTCCCGTCGATATTCCCGCAGGCGCGAAGCTACAGCATAGCGGTCTCGGTCTCTATCAGTCGAGTGCTGCAAAATACACTAAAGAAAACGTGCTTGCGGGCAAGTGGACGATCTACGGTGCGGACTATGCTGTGCTTGCGTCCGATGTCGCCACCATCGAAACGACCGAGGGCACGCTGCTCGGCACCGTTACCGCGGCCGATCCGCAGTACCTTGTCAACAGCGCGGCGCATGTCAATTTCACGCAGCGCAACGTCTACGGCTCGAACCGTGCCGCACACGCCGCACACGGCAAGTGGCTGAACAGCGACGCGACAGGCGCGGCGTCCGGCGCAATCGCGTCGTGGTGGACACCTTCCGACGAGTTCGATATGCCTGTTCGCAGCACGCTGCCCGGTTGGCTGCATGGCATCGACCCGGAGTTCCGGAAGCATATCGTGCCTGTTTACAAGCGCACCGCGAAATCCATAGTGGACGGCTACGGCTACGAGGACACGCAGGAGCTCATTTGGGTTCCGTCCATGACCGAAATCTTCGGCTCGAACAACAACAGCGTTGTCGAGACTTCCCCGAAGAGCATCGGCGGCGATCCGAATTACACGGGCGCATACCCGCTGTACGTAGGTGCCGAAAACGCTGACCGCATCAAGTATCTGGGCACGACCGCAAGATACTGGTTCCTGCGTAGCCCGAGCCCGTCTTACGCCGTCTACGTGCGCGGCGTGCGCCCGGACGGTTCGCTCGGCAGCATCGGCGGCGCGTACGACTCCTACGGGGCGGTCGCCGGCCTATCGCTCGCATAAGCGCAGACAGAGAGGAGCAAGCGGGTGTCGCGACAGCGATGCCCGCTGCGGAGAAACATGGAGCACAAGAAGGCAGAGCAAACCGAGAAGGCGCAGCGGCAGAGAGCCGTGGACAGGTTCGCTACGGAGACGCAGCGGATGCTGTCACGTGAGAACGTGTTCCCGAAACGGTCACGGTGGCAGTACGCGGAATCGCTTTCGCGTATCACGAACGTGTTTGATTCGCTCGTGAATATCGCTGACGGCATCAAGCCGACAAGCAAGGTGCTGTTTGAGATACGGATTCTGCTGTTCACGCTGTCGCTCGCGGTGCTGCCCGCGCTCGTTGCGAAAATGACACAGGCGATGCGCGTGTTGGAGGTTCCCGCCGATAAGTTCGATAAATGGACGGTGCAACAAAAGGCGGCGAAAAGTTCCATCTATCGGCAGATCAACGGCGATAAGAAGAAGTACGAACCGCAGTTCGGTGAAGTGTCCGTAAGCGCGGGACTGGAAACGGTCTGCTCAATCTTGATTACACTCTTGGGGATTCGATCGTTTTAGCCCGAACCCGTCTAACGCCAACAACGTGCGCAACGTGAACACGGACGGTTCGCTCAACAACAACAACGCGAACAACACCAACGGGGCGGTCGCCGACCATCAAATATAAGTGAGTTCAAGTAAGCGATATGCCGAAAGCAAAACTTCTGATAGGGGATCGGATTCCTGTACGCGCTTTGCGCGACGAAACAATAGCCGTGCGCGGAAGGTCAAAACCGCGCCTTTGTGACGCCGCCTGTTTCGGATCGGCGGCTATCAGCAGCGGCGACAGCGCCCGGCGCATGGGCGCCCGGTGCCTTTTGCGGTGGCGGCATGGGTGAACAGTTTGACCGTGCCGCCTCGCTTACACAGTTGGAGAAGGCCGTGCGCGAGTGCAAGCGCAACGTATCGCGCAAGGCGGGCGTCATGGACGCCTACATTCACGCGCTTGCCTTTACGCGGGACATCCGGGACGATCTGCTTGCGGGAAAGTACAAGCTGCGCCCCGGCAAGATCGTCAAGATATACAGACCGAAATACCGTGAAGCCGTCGCACCGTGGTTCCGTGACCGCGTATGGCAACGGAGCATGTGCAATAACGGCGTGTACGATGATCTGACCGGCTCGTTCATTTACGACAACATGGCCTGTCAGAAGAAGAAAGGCGTTGACCTTGCGATCCGGCGCGTTATCGGATTCCTGCAACGGCTGTACCGGGAAGACCCGAAAGCGCCGATCTACGGAAAGCATCTTGACATCAAGAAGTATTTCCCGTCTACGCCGCACAAGGCGATCAAGGTGCTTGATCGGCAGAAGATCACGGAGCCGATGTACCTTCCATACCTTGACGAGATCGTGGACAGCGTACACGATCCGCGCCCGCAGGAGGAGATAGACGCAGACCCTTTCGGGGAACGCGGCACAGGGC